CCAAAATTGCGTTGAGCATTGTAGTATACCGCCGTGTCGTCATCAAAGTAAAACGCAATGCGAGTATGCTTTGAAGGTTGAAGTTTAAAATTACCACTCATACCAAGAGTGGTATACATATAACAGATGGGAAATAGATCGCCAAACTCCCACCAAATGAACTTGCCTTTGTTAAATACGCCTTTTACAGGAAGATGGTTATCTTCCAGTGCGATGTAAAAATTAGCAAAACCAGCAGGTAAATTTTTAGTATACCTGCCAGAAATAAAATTTAAGTTTACTAAAGACTTACCTCGTACAGCGCGATCTACTTGTCGAGCTGTACGAGTGCATTCTGGACCTTCTGGCATTAAGAAACCTGAACTGCTATGTAAGTACAAAGAGCAATGATAAGTAACTTACCATAGTCAAGATCAAAAGCTGTACCTTCACCAAAGCGTTTTTCAAACTGCTTTTTCATGATTACCTCATTCTCAGCTGCATAGAACGTGGAAAACCCCAAACATCAATAGCAGGAACTCGAATCTTGCGTTCTTTAGTATTCTTTTTATCTGGGTTATCAATTGTAAGCATTACACGCTTGCCTGCACGCCAAGCAGCTGTCTTATTAAGTAGTTCTTCGTTTGAACCTACATAGTCACGACGACAAGCGTTTACAATTGTACGGGAATAATTAGGGCGTTGACCTTGAGAAATAAAGCCTTTAGACTTACCACCTTTTTTTGCCATTTGCATCTCCATTAGTTTTGATACACACAATATATCAAAATAAATAGCATTAAGCAATTACAGAGTAGAAGTCATTGATACATAATTGGAAGTAATTGTTGAATTTTGATAGAGATCTAAAAATGATGAGACAAACTGGTGAGGTTCATAGTGATAAGAACACTGTGAACACTCAACCAGGTCAATCGGTTCTACTTTGCCTCGCAGAAACCAAATTTCTTCTTCATAGGAACATAAGGGACAGCTACTTCTGGCTCTGTAGGTAGACATTTTGTACTTTTTGGTAATATAAATCCATAGAGTGATCGAAAGCACCATCAAAAGGTTGACCTTTAGCTAAAGCACGTAAACGCCCTCTCCATTGATCTTTAAAACGTTGCCAAGGAGACATTTTTCTGATATTGCCGTGATGATTAATATAAACAATCTCACCACTATGTCGATAAACAATTGGTAATGGAACTTTAGTAACAATGTCGTTATTGTTAACAAAACGCCAGTGCTTAATTCCATCATTTTTCATTTCTCTGACAAAGGCACGATCACCTACACGGGGGGAACCGAATGTATAGAGTTCGTGTGCGTCCAACCGACTAGCACATATGGTAGCTAATGCAGCTCCTAACGAATGCCCCGTACACGTGATTTTATAACCATCGTCAAGTTTTTGTTCAGATATCCACTGAACAATTTTATCATAGACTTTATCGATAGCTTGTGCAAATCCTAAATGAACTAAACCCTTTTCTCGTGCCTTTTTTGGCCAAGCCTTGAGATCAGCTAAAATATCTTTCATCTGATCAGGCTCAGTTCCTCTAAATACGATGAAGATTTCATTTGCATTACTTTTACGACAGGTAAAGGCTTGTGTACCATCGTTATCGAACCAAGCCCATTCATTATACCCAATATCTTGTAATAATTTTCCAACTTCGTCTTTCTCTTTGTAAACACCAAGAGCAAAACCTGCTGCTAAAGCAGCTTTTTTATAATCTAAGTCCATGAGGGGAACTCCTTTTTATAAAGCTTTGAAGACAGCTACCTGTGATGGTACTCCTTCTATATAGTATATTTTTTCTAGTTGTATTATTTCTTCTTTTTCAAGCGTTATAGTAGCGTGTTTAACACCATTAGTGCCTTTATGCTCATTATCAGTCTCATGCCAATCATCATAAAGCAATACAGTGGCTCCAAGTTCTATTGCCATTCGAGTATCAGCAACAACAGACTCATAACCATGACACCCATCAATAAAAGCCATATCAAATTTTGTGCCTTCTAATAATGGTTTTGCTTCTTTACTATCTGAGGCAATAAAATTAAATCTATCACCATAACGTTCTTTAACTGTTTTAGAGGCTGGAACGGTGGCTCCATGCTTACAAATATCAACAGCTGTAAGTTTGACAGTTTGTTGCGGATGCCATTCTAACCACATCGAAGCAGAACAACCAATATTAAAACCTATTTCAAGAATATGATCAATCTCATAGGTTTCATAAACACCTTCAATAATATGTCGAAAGATTTCAGGGTCTTGTCCGTTGCAACCCCAAAATCCTTCTCCTGATTTATGCGTGTTCAATATGTAGTTTAACCAGCTCACTTTGATTTCATCTTTTTCAAAATAGCAGCTTGAAGTGCTGGTGGTAGTTTCTTTTGAGCTGGTGTTAAACCGTCCATTTTACGTTGCATTTTTGGTTTACCACCGTTCATCATTGGTGATTTTTTACTCATGATTTTCCTCTTCTTCCTAAGTCTTTTTTCTTACCCTTGTAGGGTCCTGATTTTCTTGCAATAAGCCCACGTGCAACAAGGCGAGCACGATTAGTAGATCCAATCGATTTACCCGCCTTGTGCTTACGCAATAATTCTGAGATGTTAATCTTAGGTTTCTTGCGTTGTTTAGTCATTACTGTGACTTCCAAATAGTGTATGCGCCCCAAGCGATAGCAGCCCAAGCTGCAATACCGATGAGTGGTTTAAAAGCAAGAGCTATTACACCCATTGCTACCAGAGCGATACCGTCCCAGGATGTGCGTTCTTTTAGTCTAGACATTACCCAGTTCATCCACCGACTCCTTTCCTATACGAACGAGTTTTTTTGGCTATCTTCTTCGGCTGTTTAACAAATTGTTTTCCAGCTTTGGAGCCTTTTCTCTTCGCACGATTTGTCGCTGCTTTTTCTCCAGGCGATAACGCCTTCCAAGCAGCTTCGGGAAGGTAGCGACCACGTTTTTTACGTGGTTTATCTGCTTCCTTCTCGGACGAATACTGCCATTTTTGTTCTGTCCACCGTTTAAGAGAGCGTTGTGTTGGTTTAAGTGCCATTATACCTCCGATTTATGATAAACTTTAATCTGACTATACGCTGTATTAACACGAGTTATAAAATTTGCGGATAAAACTTCAGAATTCTTATCTATTATATGCGTCTGAACCTCTTGCTCAGACGGGAATCTATTTAAAATTGAAATACCATACCAGTTGATATTATCTATATGTTCTTCTTCGGTTGTAGCTCCATATAAACCTCTAATAGGAGCTGTCTTATTTAAAATAGCTGTTGTAGCAAAGTAGTTGCCTTCTGAATCAACTAAAAATTTTACTTCATACTCTTTTAAAAAATCAGGTATAATATAATTATAGTTAGATTGTTTTAAAATTTTTTCGCTTGTATAAGACAACTTGTTTATAAACAAGTCAACAAAAGCTTCTTTATTATCTACAAGATCTTCTGAAAAACCTCTATCTTTGCACCTGAAACCATGATAAATATCGCCTTTGGTATTGATACAGGTCCAAGTTACCCCAAAATAATCATTATTAGTATATATTTTACGAACATTTATTAACAAACTGTCATCATAAGTATAAATAATTTGATTTTTTAAAGGGATGTTTTTATTTATTTTAAAAACCCACTCATCACTTAACTCAGGGTGATTATTTTTAATATCCATTATTTTTTACTTTATGCAATGCATCAACATTCGAAATACTTTAATAACATAGTATAATTTAACATCTCTCGTGTATTTTTACCAAAATTTTAAATTTAACTTTTGTGTTAAATTATGAAATGTTAATTACTAGATAACTATCTTTTCCCAAGGTGCTTTTTGAAAAGAACCTTTTTTATAAGTTGGATCATTTAAAAGAGTATGATCATCGTGTAAAGGTAAACCTACACCTAACATAACGGCTAGGTCTGTTGTTCTTACACCCCAAGAAGCAACCCAGCTACTAGGAATAGAATCTATATCTATACAACCACAAAAACCTGTTCTGTAACCTTTTAAAATTGCAGCTATACTAATTACTGAAGCTGATAGCCCAATCTCTAAATTGCATTTTCTTTTCCAGATAATTGGATCAGGAGGATTACCTCTTTCTCTATTTTTTCGTAAATCACTAGTTCTTTCATTTTCGTTTACAAAAAATAAAAATAGTAAATTTGCATTGACCTGGGGGTTTTGTAATTGACCCTGAACTAAAGTAGATTGAGTTAAAGGTTCAATATGATGTGCCATACTAGATGGGTTTTTAGCAATGTTTGCCCACTTTAAAATTTCTTTACGATTTTTAATACAAACAATTTTAAAAGTATTTAAATTTTGTTTTGTTGGAACATTATACCCAACTTCTAATAAGTAATCAATAGTATGATCATCTATTGTCTTTTCTAAGTTCCAGTTTCTTTGGCATCTCTGAAAAGTGTAAATAAGATTTAAAAAAGATTCATTATCAATCAAAATAACTCCTTTTTACTAATCCACCACTGACCATCAGTTAACCTTTGATTGAATGAGTATACACCTGGATTTTTAATATAAATAACTTTATCAATATTCCAATGACCATTATAAATCATCATATTATCAATATAAAAAAGACAAGTGATAAAACAAGGTTTTTCTAAAATAAAATCAGTACTAATTAAGGTATCTAATGGTTTCTTTAAACAGTAATCAAATGTTTTTAAAATTTTTTCAAAATCAGTTACATCAAAAGTTGAATCAGATATAGTAAAAAAATTATCAGATTTAATAATTTTATTCCAAAATTTGTTGAAGTTACTAAGATATGGAATTCCGGTATCTAATTTAGATAAAGATTGATTAAACTTATATGATGAAAATCTAGTGGCTACCAATTTAGCTGTAAGCTTATGAGGTATAATAAAAGTATTATCTGGAATTTTATTTAAAATTGAAAGTAAGCCTTCACCCCAGATATTATTTGAAAATTGTTCAAATACAGTTATATCAGTTTTAATTTTTCCATCATAATAATCATTGATAAAAGTTACTTTATGGGATAAACCAAACTGACTTATTATTTCATAACCAAAATCAAAAGTAGTTTTATCAGGTTCATATGCGTACACATGAGAAGCACCATAATGTAAACACATTAAAGTTAATATACCAGAGCCAAAACCTATGTCAGTACAAGTTTTATTATAAACATTATTTTTAATTAAATTATCATATAAAAGATTTCTTTCTTTATCATTGATCATATCAAAAGAAAGACCTAAACCATACGCTCTACCTCTTGGTACAGTTTGGTTAAAAAAGTCTTGGTTATTTTTTATAACCACCACCTTTTGCCTTATATTCACGGGCGAGCATCTGAGCTTTTCTCGCTGACCACTGGCCAGGTGCTCCACCTTTGCCTTCGCGCATGATCTTATTAAAGAGACGTTTGCGAAGAGTAGGTTTAGTGTAAACTTTTGCTGAGTTTACAGTTGATTTAGATTTTTTAGGCATTTAACTCTCCTAGATTTTTAATTATATCGGGATATGAGGTATTTAAAACTATTCGTGCAAAAACTCTTTTATCATCGCCTAATTCTTCAACTGTGTGTTTTTTCTCTGTTTCAATTAAAGTTGGATAATCATCATAAAAATATTTTTTTATAGGTTTATCATTATCATCTACCCAAATTATAGGATTTTTAATGGAGTCTAAAGGAATGTTTATAGCACAACCAGGAAACTCATCAATATGAGGTTTAACATTACCCTTATTGTCAGGCAAAAATGTTACAATTATAATTTTTACAACATTATCTGAAGATAGGTTAAGAAAATCAAGTAAACCAGTAAACATACTTAAATACTTAGGATCATCAATTAAAATTTCTTCCATAGATAATAAGAAGTAGTCTGAACTAATAGAGTTTTTTATTAATCTATCTGATGCATTATGAATCATATTGTATTTTTTATTTTTTTTACAATAGATTTTATTTTCGTGATTTGACCTTCTCATAAGATCAAGCAATTTATTTCTATAGTCTTTTGGTAGTAAACTTTTAGAAAGTCTTGTGTAAAAATCTGTTGATTCTAAGATCATTTTACCTCACTAGAAACTTCGTAAAACTTTACCTTTGAAGGGTGTCTTCTCAGCACACCAATCTTCAGGGTGCATATGACTAGGACGTCGTCCTGCAGGTTTTGAGACCATGCGACCTTGTGGCGTATAAAATGCGCACCATTCTTGTTGAGGACGTCGTTTAACGGAAGAACTCATTGATTTCCATGCTTTTGTGCCGTCAGATGATTTTACTAATTTGCGAACTGCCATAATTTCTCCAATAAAAAAGGGGTACAACTTGTACCCCTATTATACTTTAATGATAGTAAGTGTCAAAACAAAATTATAATCTTTTAGTCGATACCTTTTCTCCACTAAATTGTTCTTCTTGTTTAATAAAGTCATAAAACCCTTTTACTGCAACTTCTTTGAACTTCGCTTCAATATCAAAATCAGCATACTCAAGCATTGGAACATGATTAGCCATTAGATGTTCATCCCAATAAGTTTCCGAATGGGCATTAGGTTTCATCCAGTAATCTGAAATATCTGGCGGGAAGGATTGTGATTTGTGGAACAGTGGGCGTATGCCTTTCCAGCTTTTGACAGCTTCCAAGAACAAATCGCTTGTGTGTGTGATGTGTTCCACATCTCGCACTTTCCTATTGACTGTTTTCTCTCCCATCTTAACCTTCTCAGTTTCAACCATTCGATGGCAGGCATAGTGGTGTGTGTCAAGTGTACAGCGGATCGGTATTCGCTGTGCAAGTTCGAGTGTGTGAACAATGTCGTATCCGTTGGGTTTATCTTCATTTTCGACTGCAAGACATTGTTGTGCGTAGTCGGAGAGATAGGGGAAGTTCGTAGCAAAGCGTTTGATTCCGTCTTCATGTTTTCCTCCATATAGTCCTTGAAGGTGGATATTCATTGTAAAGTCTTGAGCTGGTAAGCCCATGTATTGACCATAGAGTGCATGATATTCTAAATCTTCAATAGACTTGGCTACAACATCAGAATTATTAGAGCCAAGCACAGTATATTGGCCAGGGTGAACAGATAAGCGAATCTCGTGCTCCATCGCGACCTTTCCTGCTTTTTGTAATATATCTTTAATTTCATCACGAATCTCCTCATACCAAGGTTGAGTAAACTCCAAAGTATAACACGGAAACAGTTCAGATGAAATACGAAAAGCTCTAAAATTGCGAGGTTGGTGTGGAAAGTAATTTGTGAGAATATCTAAAAGCTTATGACAATTAGCAAGAGCTTTTTGCTGAACACGTTCTTTACCGTCAGCTTTAAGAGCATAAGTTTTTGTTGTAGTCCCAAGATTGTAACGTTTTGCAAGTTGCTTGTCATGAAACTGACAACATTGAGCAATGCGCCAATCGGTTTTCGATTGATTAAAGTATTCCATAGAGTCTCCGTTGATTTTCTATATCATACTTTATTTAAGACTTTTACGCAATTTATAATTGAATGGAGGTTGTCATCATCTGTCCAAGACGAAAGTTATCAATATTTGAGAATACAAGAACTTCAGGATCATCAATTAAAAAGTCACAATTTTGGCAATAAGAAGGAAAATTATTAGTTAAATGACCTGTTCTAAGATTACTGTACTCTTCTCCATTTACAATATCAAAAACACTTTGATCTGATATATGACCTAGTACGGCTTCATCATCTCTACCTAAAACTTGACAACAAGGATGAACTGCTCCCCATTTACCATCAAGACCACCAGCTCTAATTGTAATTTCATCTGCAAAAGGGCGGCCACAAGTTTTGATTTTTCCTAAACGGACATTTGGATTATTATACATCCCAGACCAGTTGTGTTGTTTCCAGATAGTAGCTTTACATCCTACTGCATTAATAAAGTTTGTTTTGTACTGCTCTATCTCAAAGTCTTGATTAGAGTTATCTAAAATTAAATGATAAGAAGCAACCGTACAAGAATCGGAGTAGTTCATCATCTGTTCTACATTTTGTTTAATTCTATCAAAAGCATCAATATTCATCATTTTATGATATGTTTGTCTATCATATCCTATTACTGAAAACCTAGCTAACCCAAGACCAGCATCAACACAACGTTTCATAAAATCACCACGAAGACGATATCCGTTAGTAAATATGTTAACTGAATCTGTGTACTGATTAGCAAGACGAATAAAATCAGGTAGATCTGGATTAAGAGTAGCTTCCCCGCTGCCTTCCAATTGGATAGCTTCTGTATACCCAACTTGTTCTAATATGATCTGAAATTGTTGTAGAGATAGTTTTTTAAGAAAATTTTTTGAGCGTCCAGGATTAGATTGAGGACACATTTGACAAGAGTAGTTACAGCCTCCGTTGACTTCGATAACCGCTCTTTTGAATTTGTTTGTAGAGTTGTACTGGTTTTTCAACATGATCTTTTCTGATAAATCTTTCAACACCTTCCCAGTATCCAGCAGATTTTTTCTCTATACCCGCTGCGATTTATCAC